AAATATTAGCCAACTGAACAAAACTTAGAACTATACTATAACCTACAACTAATCCTATAACTTACTTTAATTTTATTTCTTTTCTTTTGTTTGTTTTGTTGACTTTGCTAATATTTATTGTGTGCTTTCTTTTATCCCAATAACCCTCAGCGGGGCTCTGCCTTAATTAAGTTTCATGTAACTTGTTTTATCCTTTTGTGGTGTTAGTTTTAGGATCGTTTTATTGTAGTATTATTTTTATATTCATTGTTTCTTTTGTATGTTCTTGTGGTGTTTGGGTTCTCTGTGTTTTATAGGATTATCTACTATGTAATTATGGGTGAACTGTTTGTATCTGTTGCTGCTAAACTGAGTGATTATCAGTTGAAAGGCGAACCTTCTGTTGGTTGTCAAAAACCTGGGGTATTAGCTGGAGTTCTGTTTCTTATTAAAAGGGGTTGTTTCTCTGCTTCGACTTTCGTAGGCCGTACTTTTATTTATAGTGCTGATTTTGGACGTTACTTAATTTTCCATCAAAACCAGCACCTGCCGAGTATCGGTATTATTTCCAAACTGTCTTTGGCTCCTATTACTGAGTTTACATATCGTTGTGTTTACCGTTCATTGCGTGCGGCTGGGGTTGAGAGTCAGATTCCCTGTTCTGTTTCAAATCCCTATCCTGCTGTAGTCATTCCTAGTGGAGAAGGTAAAAGTACGCTTTGCCGTAACCATCCTGAGTTGTTCCTGGATTTGGACGAGGAAATAGTAAAAGCGTTCAACTACACTACAGACTACGGTGGCCCCGACGGTCAAATACGCATTTTGGACTATCCTGACGGATACTACTTCCCTGGTTTGCCGAGTTTCAGGAAAAAATTTGAAGCTCATATTAATTCTGAAGAAAACAAGAAGAAGGTGTTGCTTACGACTGGTATAGAGACCGGGGGGCGGACGGTCTACAGGGCGTATGCGTTGCCGCAACCAACTGGGATTAGGTTTAATTATCCAACTAGGGCGGTTCTGTCGGTTTTTTATAAAGAGCAGCTTAGAGTGGTTTGTCCTACCGAAAGAGATAGGGCATTGATTGCTTTTGCCCGAAACTACAACTCTCATTTTACTTTGAGAAGATTTTGGTCTAGTGAACGTCTGCGTGCCGTTTTATCAGCTTTAGCATAAAATGGGGGAAGTCCTTAAAGACGCCCTTAGGTATGTCCATGAGGACTTTGTAAAAGATAAAGATACCATAGTTAAAGCGGCTATAGAGGAAGCACTAAAGGGCAATCAGACTTCATCTTACAGACAGTTGGTGGCTGACCGCGTTGTTCACGAAGTGTGTAATAGTACTGGGGCATACAAACCAAAAAAAGAGGTTGTTGTCCCTTTTCACTTAACTGCATCTGAAATGAAACTTTTAGAGGATAACTATCCGGGATTTAAAATAGTATTCACTCACGAGACTAACAATAGCCATGCTTTCGCCGCGGCTCATCGCGTAATAGAATACCATGAAGTACAGAATAAACTTGGTTACAATCCAAATCACGATTACACAGAGTACTTGCGTCAGACAGGGAGAGATGTTTATGTTACAGATGTTGGCGCTAACTTTCCTGCAAGGGCGCGTCAGGGAGAAGTTTTTGTGCATTGTTGTTCACCTGTTCTTGATAATGCAGATTCTCAGAGACACACTGGTCGTGTGGGTAAGTTTGATTCATTTTTGGCTAACACTAAAGTTATGAGCGAGAATTCGCGCATTGTGTGTGGGCATATCACTGATGTGTTACTCAACAGAGCTACTGAGACGAGTAGTTTTTGTATGAACACGATACAGAATTGTAAAATATCCAGTCCAAAGGGTATGGCCATTCACTCACTTTATGACATAACTTTTGCACAACTAGGAAAGGCAATGCTTGATAAGCAGATGTACATGGTGATTGGTACTTTGTCTTTTGATGATTCAATGTTTCAGTACAAAAAAGGTGTGGTTAAAGAATCAAAAATGACGTGGGAGTATGTTGATGACTACAAGAGGATTAAGTGTGGTTTTGAGGGAGATGCTTCTAGAAGTTATGTTCATGATGTGCGTACGTATTTCGGTTGGATGATGGTTTCCATGTTTATGTACAACGGTGTTAAATTCCATATTGAGCTACTTGAGCGTGTGGCCGGCGTTGTTTACGTTTCTGTGGTGGCTGAGTTGGTTGTTCCTCCTACCAACGAGAGGATTTTCCATAACATTCCACTTCTGTCCAACAAAGGCAAAGTTATGGTTGTTGTTAGATATCGTGATATAGATTTGGCATGTGAGGAGCTACCGACGCTGTCCTTTTGGAGAGCGAACACCACACTCGACGGATCATATAAGGGGGACGTCGAATTCTTTTCGCGGAGTGGTGATAGGAATTTGTTCAAGAAGGATCTGCATGAGGTACATGATAATGGAGATGTGACGATCAGGTTCTATATATCGAGTGAGCTTTATGAAGTTGGAAAAGGTTTTGCTCTGGGTAATTCTGAGGCTAAGTTTAAACCAGTCGAAATATTCCAGTTCATCAGATCATACGCTACTAAGCAGTATTACGGTAAAGAGCTTACACGTCGTTACGACATAGATTATATGCAGGTTTATCATCTGGCTTATGCTATATATTTGACGTGTTATGATCAGAAGTACATCGTAGGAAAGTCATGCGAGAAGAAGCTCAAAGGCGAGAACAGGAATAGAGAGTTGCAACGGATGTCTGTTTTTAGAAGAATGTGTAAAGTTCTTGGTAATACTTTGTTGACTGCTGTATTATTTGTCCCCCCTATAAGTTTTGCAGTTTATCTGCACAAACGCCTTGACCTGTGGACCTACAAAATGTTGAGGGACGAGTTTGTTGCTTCCGAGGCTGTGATTGCCCCGGTCGAGTCGGTTGAGCACGTGACAACTTTGATGCAGTCAGATGGGAAACCTATTACGTACGCTACCATGTTGCCGGTTACGTATGACACTTCTCTTGGTCTTGCTATACGTGATTTGGTAACCGGGCTTGTTTTTGACGCCATCGGACCGGGTTGTAGATCTGAGAAGGAAAGAACTTGTGTCTCTGCTGTTGATTTTAGAGACAAAGGAAAGAAATTTGTCTTGGAACTGGAAGAGGCTGGACCATCAGTCGTTGTAGTTATTGAGAATTTTGATGCAAATGAGCGACTTTCTGAATGGCGTAGGGTCGTCTTGGCCAGATTTTTGCGTGTACCTGTTGGTGGTGTTCTCTATTTGCCTTACCAGGGATTCACGGGTGATGATGATTTTGACGAACTTGTATCGGATCTAGCGGGATGTGGGCTTGTCTTGACTGTTGTTGAGGAGTCTGTCCTTGAGTCTGTCTTGTATTTTAGACTTGAACGTGTGGAAGTTATAGATTCTTACCTGGAGGACACGATGATTGAGAACAGACTTGTTTACTCGACGGGTTTTGGTGCTGCTTCCAACGGTTACGTTTACACGGTGTCGGGTAACCTTTGCATTGTTGGTGGAACGGGTTATACTGTTGCGTCTGCCGAGATAAATTTTTTTGAACGTTCATGGGAGCGTCTTGCGGCTAAGTTGGAACCGTATTCATCAGAGCGAATTGATAGGACTAAAGAACTATTGTTCCCATTGGCTATGGTGTCACCGCAACTTAATGTCAAGAACCGCTCCGCCTGTAAACTCAGTCAGTTGATCACACTTACAGACTCAGGACTTTTGAAGGTGGCGAAAGTTTTGGACTTGTGTGCTTATCCGGGTGGTTTCGCGGACTTGACATTTAAGAAGAACCCTTTGGTCACTTATTATTGTGTATCTAAAAGAGGTGGTGAAGGTCAGAAAATTGAATCCAGGTATATCCCAGCCAGAGCAATAGATCTAACTCCTGATGATTACTTCGATCTCACGGATGTTGAATGTCGTGATAAATTGGTGGAGCAGGTCGGTGTTGTTGATACTGTTTTGGCTGACGGTGCGGTAGAGCTTTATGGTCGTTACGACCTGCAGGAAGAGGCAAACTTTTGGCTGATTCGTTCTGAGATTTTGACTGCTATCAAAATACTCGGTGAACGTGGGAACCTGTTGTTGAAGATATTTGCTATGCGTATGCCTGGAACGCGGACTTTTGTTACTTTGCTGACTACGTGTTTCAGAAGTGTCAAGATTGTGAAGCCTCCTGCTTCATGGTCCGTCAATACCGAGTTGTATGTTTTGTGTGAGGGCTTTGTGGTAGGTGCGCGCACCTCTGCTGTGAATAGTGTACTTCAAGTTGCCGCGCGCTCGGTTCCCACATGTGAAGTTCTGAAGTCCACTTATGATAGATTGACCGTAGTGGCCGAGAACTATACAAGATCTGGAGTCTGCGCTTTACAGAAGCTTGTTGATCGCCTGTCACGTGATATTGCCGAGAATTATGGTTCACCTCTTGTGGCACTGGTCGCTGCCACTCAGCCGCAATGCGACGCTCGTAGTGGAAAAGGCCCAGAGTTGGAGAAACCGCAGAACATAATCGTTCCTGTAATTGAAAGTGAGAAACTTCAGGATCTGAACGTTCCTGTAATTGAGAATCAGTCTACCGGTGATACACCGAAGGAGACGGGAGTTAGCCGTGAGATGCTTGAATGTGAGGCATTGGTGAATAACTTGTCTCCGGCGGCTGTTGTGCGTACTGAGTTGCTTAGGTTGCGTTTTCAAGCCTCTGCGGGATTTCGATCTGATCATCTTAAGCTGACTTGTGTGAGTAATATAAACTTCAATTGTGAATATGTGGTTTTTAGGACGCCGTCTGATGGTAATTGTTTTTTCCATGCCCTCGGGCTTAACATCTTTGACCACCGATTGTTGAGAGAGCATTTCCTTAATACATCCACAGATCCTGATGTTGTGGAGGATTGTAGGCAGATTGGGCATGTGGCTGGAACATCGACTATAGCTGAGGCTGTTAGACAGTTCAAGGTCTCGATTGTGCAGTTTGATTCCGTCCACTTGAGCGCTGGCAGGTACGGTGACAGTGGTCCGCAGACCACGGTGTTCTACACTCGCAACCACTTTGAGGTGACTCTACCTTATTGCTTGGGGTGTCCCATTCGTTGGTTTACCGGTTCTTTGAATGTAGCCTTCCCTGATATAACCGTTGCAGATTTTATGAACAGACAGTTTACCCGTGATGATGTTGAATATTACTTGCCAGCTCTGAGTGGGTGTGTTCATTGTCAGACTATTGAGTCGTTGGTTGTTTTGCCTCTTGGGGTTCGCCTACTTGTTTGCAATGGGTTCCCTCTTCCGGACCATCTCGCTAGGGAAGTACGTGGTGGCTTGGAGTTTGCTTATCGACCAATCTCCGATTGCAAACCTTTGATCGCTGATGTGTGTCCGGTCGTTCCCGACAGAAAGGGCGTAGTTTTGGATGACGGACCAATTGGTAAGCTTGTTAAGAGGTATCGGATGGATCCTATGGTTGCCTTTGCTCATTGTATTTCATCTGACTTTGGTAGTCGAGGTCACATGACAAAGGGGGTTGCTTTGGAGTTCGTCAGTACTATTGGTAGACCGTCCGCGCAGCATAAGATTGTTGATCTGCCCTTGACTGAGCAGAGGTTTTGTGAGATGCACCCTGGGGAATGTCAGTGCCCTATTGCAAACCGGAGTGGTGCTCGTGTCTTGGGAGTCTTGACCAAACCTCGTTTCAACACGCGACCGACTTTGACGGACTACAAAAGGGCAATGAAAGCTTTGTTTGATTACTTGAAGAATTTGAACGTAAAAGAACTTATCATACCATGCATGGGCACTGCGCTTGATCGAGTTCCTATTGAGGAGTTCTACCGTGAAATTAGTCTGTTTACTCATTCCAACACTGAGCTGCTCGTCAGGATCGTCAAACCTTTGGACCGTCGTAAAATTGATTGCTTGATCGCTTGTCACTCAGCTGTGGTCCCAGAAACGGTGGGTGATGTTCCGGAGTCAACAGATCCAGCTTCTGATAATTACGTCTGCTCTGCTCTGGTGTCTACGGGATCGAGTCTTGGTTTTGTGATGACGAGGGGACTAATGGACGTGGACGCGGCGACTGCTGAACAATTGGGGTATAACATTCCCGTCCATAGACATTCCGAGTACGAGACTTGTGCTCCTGTATTGTTTTGTGATAGCTGTGACCGTATTCCTTACTTTCATCCTTTGCGACAGCATGTCTCTAATTACAGTACTGACTTATCATTCGCTGGAGTGACTGGTGTTTTGGCGATTGCTGCGCTTGAACGATCTTGTTACAGGTGCACCGTTCTGGGCTATATTAGGGACACCAATGAAAAACGGATTATCTTTTTGCCTTATGACTTGCACCTTGAGCATGAACTCGAGAGACCATTTATTGTACATCACTACCACGGTGCCGGTGGTGTTTATCTTCTCCCTGCTTCATCCGAAGACTCTGCTGTGCGAAACTTATCTTCATTGGTTACGCTTGTGTCAACTTTGCAGGTTCATGACAGACAGTGTCAGCATGCTTCTGGCACGTTGGGCTATAATTCCAGGCTTCGCTGTTATACGGACTGTGTCACTTTACAGGGGGAGATGGCTGTTGATAGAGTGCGTGTTGTTGACAGCGAACCGTCCACATCTGGGTTGGTCCTTGAATTGAAGCGTGGTGACGAACCGTCCGTTAACTATTTTGGTTCTAACAAATTGGTCATGAAACTTGTGTACAGTCTTGAGAGTTTTGCTATTGAGCATTTTGATGAATCGGTGATGTTGTTGCGGAATAAGTTGAGTGCACTTGATCCGGCTAAGGTGGGCGAGGTGGTGGTATTGAGCGACGCTGCGCTTGACTTGTCTACTTTCGTGACCGCTACTCGACTTTCAGATTTTCCGCTTGTAGTTGTTCGGGGTCGCACTGAGGGGCTTAACGAGACCACCAGAGTTCATTATCCGGTATTTAGGCATGGTACCTCAGATAAAGATTTTCAATACAATGCAATGCAAGAAATGAAGTACATTTGGTCTAGGACGACCACTGACTGGGGTAACAATATTAGGGCACTGCTCGCACCCTACATGCTTACTGATGGGGTTATCAAGCCGGATACTGCTTCTAAAGTTAACGATGTGTCTTTGGGTATAATAGATGCGGCTGTCGGTACGTGGTTTGTCGTCCCTGTTAAGCAGGAGGAGGACGGTTATTCGTACGCCTATGCTTACGGGACTGGGGGCGAGGACGGTTTTGTTAAGTTTTCAGGGGTGGTCCGCAATTTAACTATTGACAAGGAACGTCTGGCTGAGGTGCGTAGGGTTTCTAGTGCCCGTTATTTCGTGGTCACAAAACATACAAAAGTTATGAATGAACAGCAGTTGTTGGACTCAGTTAGTGGTCAGGTCGTACTTGACTCTCTTCTGGATTTTGAGATACGAATAGTGGAGGGTGTGCCCGGTGCGGGAAAAACTCACTATATTGTGCAGAATCACGATCCTTCTGAGAACTTTACTGAGATAGTAGCTACAGCGACAAAAGAGGCTGCCGCTGATTTACGTTTGCGTAGTGGGTATGGTGAATCTACTTCTGCTACTAGACAAAAATTTGCCAGACGTAAATATAGAACTTTGGATTCTTTGACTATTCACATGACGAAAGACTACCAGAAAGGGGAAGTTAAAACAATTTACTTTGACGAGTCTTCTATGAAACATGTCGGTCAGATTTTTTGGTGCGCTATGGTTCTAGGTGTCAGGAGGGTGATTATTTGTGGAGATAGGGCTCAGATAGCCTATTTCAACTCTGAGGGTTATCAGCATCAGTACCATAGATTTCCTAGAGAACCAGATGTGCGTTTGACCGTGACTAAGAGATGTCCTGTAGATGTTTGTTACCTCTTGTCTGGCTTAAGGGCAGAGACTGGTGAATCTCTGTATCCTGTCCCTATTACCACATCAAATCCCGGAATGCGGTCTTTGCACATATATAGAGACACTACAGCTTTGGATTTAGGGGACTCTCGGGACACTCAGATTTTGACTTTTACACAGCTCGAGAAACAAGAAGTTTCACGTAAGTATTCTGGATTCTCAGTAAATACTATTGGTGAGTACCAAGGAAAGGAGTCGAAGAACATCGTACTTATCAGGACTTCAACTAAGAATACTGCTATTTATAGCGACTTATCTCAGATGGTCGTTGCTCTGAGTAGACATACCAACGATTTTAGGTATTACAGTATAGTTGATGACGATTTATCACGACTGATCGGGATTGCAACTAGGGCAGAAAACCAGCAACTCCTGAAACACGCTGTGACAGTTAAAGGAGGGGGTTATGTTTTTAATACCAGTAGAATTCTGCGAGGTGAGCACGATTCCAACAGGTTTTTTCCCCGTTTACAACCTTATTCTCAGTTACCAATTTATGATGTTCGCCTTAAACCTGATTATGCGAAGGATTTGCTTAAGGAATCTCATGTTCTGAGAGATCTAGTTGTGCATCATGGAGAGATCGGTTATGTCAGTTTTAAGCCAACGATGACTGATTTGACTGCTAATTTTGGAGCTTATGAAGAAGAGGAAAAGGTCACAACGTTCGACTGGGCTTCAGCCAAAAGTATGGTTCAGCTTTTCGCAGACCACGTCAAACCCGGTTCAACTTGCGATTCCACTAGATACGACTATGATGTGTTTGAGCAGAGTCCGTTTCATATAGATGGAGGCGGTTTTGCGGTGTCGACTGATTTTGTTGTTCGAAGGAGACCTGATACTTTGACTCCGACTTTGCGTACCCCATGTCCTCCTTATATGCTCCCCACTCAGAAACAAGTCATTAAAGCCTTTTTGGAGAGAAATGGTGGTGTACCTGAGAGTGATGGTCGTATACCGTCATATGTATACTGTAAACGGATTGTAGATGCCTTTAAAAGAAATATGGTGGCCGATCATGATTTATTGCGGTTTTATACTAGGAACCCAATGACTGTTAATGTCGATTCAGTGACTGATTGGATTTCTTACCAGGATCCTAATATTCTGACTCAGCTAGAAAAGGACCCTGATTACTCTATTTTTGAAAAGAAATTAAGTGAGTATTCTTACATTCTAAAAAGACTTCCCAAACCTTCATTAGATGATGTTCCTCAACTTAAAAATTCTTCCCCGCAGGCTATTGCCCATTTAGATAAAAAAACAAATGCTATTTTTAGCCCTTTGGTTAGGGATATGAAGCACAGACTCTACTCTGTGTTGAGATGGGATAAAGTCGTGTGTTCTGATGTTTCTGTGGAGGATTTTGAAAAAATCATGACTAACCGTCTTCCGCCCAGAGTTTTGAAAGAGTACCCCTACCGTTTTGAGACAGACTTCGGTAAGTATGACAAGTCACAGGCTGTACTGGCGTTGATGATCGACGTTACCATGATGGAAATGTTTGGTGTGCCTAAGGAGTTGATTTTGTGTTGGATTCTAATGCATGTGTCTACGAGACTTGTAGCACTTAACCAGAGGTTCACGGCAAGAGTTGATTATCAAAGGAAGTCAGGTGACCCAATGACATTTCTTGGAAATACTATGTACCTAATGTGTGTTCTCGCTTACCAGCTTGACGGTGTCATAGGTGACGGTTTTGGTGTGTTTGCTGGTGACGATTCTTATTTGTTTCTCAAGAAGCCAGTCGATGAAGTTAGATTCATTAAGTCGTGTGCAGCTATCTTCAATTTGGAAGTTAAGATTTTGAAATTTAAAGCACCTTATTTTTGTTCTAAGTTTTTGTTGCCTGTGAATGATGTTAAATGGGTTTGTGTGCCCGATGTTTGGAAGACCGTTATAAAGTTGGGCAGGGACGACTTGGTTAATTTCAAACATGTTGAGGAGTACAGAGTTTCGTTGTGTGACAATCTGCGTTCATATACTTATCAACAGTACTGGGAGTTCTATGCTGAAGCTGTTTCGGAACGCTATAGTTTGGATTTTTTACCAACTTACATTTTTCCCGCCGTTTATGCGCTCATTTCTGATCCTGAAAAGTTCAAATCTTTATATTATGTTAGTCCTGGTGATGTCATAGATGAAGCGCAGGTGCTCTTGCCGTCGCTAGAAATTTAGAGCTCATGTACCTTTTACCTGTCACTCTTTTACAGTTGCTTCAGGTTTTGTTCTCTCCGTCAACAACTATAACTCAGAAGTGCGAAGCTGCAGAGTTTTACCAGCGTTATAATTTTCTTTACTATAGTAGGTGCTCTTATTCTGTAAAATATTTTATCTGCCCCATTTGTATCCGAAGATGTTATTTTTGTGATTTCTTTAATCAAGTATTTGACTGCTATTGGAGATTTTTCCAGTTTTCAGTTTTTAGAAATTTTATCTGTATAGTTCTTTTTATTCTTATTATTTTGTTTCCGTAATAATGGTTTCTACAGTTCTGTCTCTTTTGAATATTGTTTGTTTGTTTTCCTTTGGAGGGTCTGGTTTTGCATCACCGCTTGTTTTTGGTTCTAATATTACACTTACTGATTTTAATGTTTTACTGGATAGGTTCAAGGAACTCGATGACACTGTTACGTCGCTTGCTGTTACGGCCGTCTCTATGGAATCCATGGTTTCAGATTTCATTATGAATTTTCAAAAACTTTTACTTCAAACAGGTACTCATTTCAACGACACATTGATATTTTCTGAAAAATTTTATAACGTTTCTATGCAGTTCAATTCTCTTCACGCATCGATTTTGACAGTGTTAAAGACTCTTGAACTTTCTACCACTAAATCTGCTAATCTGTCTTTTGTAAAGACTTTTCTGTATGGTCCTAAAGGTATTGCTTATTCTATCCCTAAAGCTTCATATCAAAGTTTTAAGAGACCATCTTCACCCTACGTCACGACTCATGCATACACTTCTCTTTTTGCTGGTTTACTAGGTGATATCGAGCGCCTTGTTGTTAACTCTTTTGTATATGTACTTAAAGCATTCCTTCAGATATTTATAGATTCTCTTAAACTTATAGTCGACGAGCTTTTGCGTGTACTACGAAACATGTTACCTGTATTTGAAAGACTTGTACTTATGTTAGTGGATATTGTTCAACAACTACTTAAGTTGTTGACTGAACTTTTTGACAAACTTAATGAACAATATTTTATGGTTGAATTAGTCATAGTGTTTGGACTATGTTATTATTTTACTAGAGACATATATATTACCATAGGTCTTTTTCTAATTTTCTTTTCTATATTCGATTTAACTAAATGAAACTCTTTTGGTTTTGGAGATTTTGTTTTATTTTATATTAAGTTTTATCTGTTTTATTAAAGCTTTTAAAACCATGTCTACCACTCCTCCTAATACTGTTGGTGGTTTTTTCGACGACTTGCTGAAGGTATTCCTTAGGGTTTTTGCTAATCCTGTGACTTTGATCTTGTTTGTTGTTGGTACACTTGAATTTATTTCTTTGCTCACTGAGTCAAAGAGAAATGTTTACGAGTTTTTAATTCAGAACTTTCAGGAACTTTTGGCTGATAATCCTCCAAAATTTTTAATTTCTGTTATCAACTCTTTTATAAATTTGTTCAAATATTTTCTTATCCATAGAAGGTTCTTTCTTCCAGTATATTTTATCTTGATTCCGTTGATTTTACAAGAGAGAGAATTTTTGACTTCTCTCTGTTTATTATTGGTTATAACCGTCTTTCGTTCCCTTTCTGTTCTGCAAATTTTCTGTATCTGTATTGTTTGGATTTCCTATAACTCTTTTTCTCAGTATCACAGATTTGTATTGGTTTTCCTTATTTGTTTGTTTCTTTATTTTGATATGTTCTCATCTTTACAGGAAACCTCAGCCCTTTACAAAGCACTACAACAAGTTTTTGTGTAGATTATTTTAGTTTAAAATTTATAGGTTTTCATAAAATTTTTAAAACTTTTTCAGATGAATATTGTCATTGTTAGCTTTATCACTCTTTTGTTTGTTATGGCTTTCGTTGACGTTAATGCCAACCGTGCTTCTGAGTTCACTCGGAAGAGTCTGTCTATTCAGCAGAATTTGGCTTCTTCACTTAAGACTGAACTGTCTCTAGACCGTGTTTACTTGTTTGATACTTCTGACTATTTTTCTGACGCTGAAAAGCGAATTTCTTCTAAAAATCTTCGTTATCTATTTAAAGAGAACAAGGTTGCCTTTCTGTCAGAGACTGCTCAGGCGGTTTTTAAAAATTTTAACGAGTACAACCAGTTTTGTGCTGTTCCATTTCTTCATGATACCATTGGTGTGTATATGTCTTAAATTTTGCATGAATATATTCTTGGGTTTATATTATGGGTTTATAGTTTAGCGTTGTTTAATTATTATTTGACTGTATTGTTATTTAGGTTGTTTGGATCTGTACGAAGCGGCGTTTAGTTTAGCTTTGGTTATTCGTCAATTTTACCAGTTTTCGTAGTATTAATTTTGATTTTATGTCAATTTGTGAATCCTTTTATGCCATTATTTAAATGAATATAGTATTTTAGACGTTTTTGGTTCATGAATTTGAGGATGTCTACCGCTCCGGATACAGTTGTAGCTGGCAAACCTTCTCAGGCTAAGGTGATTTCTGCTACCGACGGTGCGCAGGTCACTAGAGCTGGTCAGAGACTTGAAGATCCTATAGGTACCGCCATTATGAGTTGCTATAGTAATTTAGTTTATTCGCCTTTAATAGTTGTTCTTTATGTTTTTGCTTTGTCATGCACCGCTGCTTCGATTTTTGGAGTTGAGGGACCACTTGAATTTGCTGCCGATGAGATCCAAAAAACCTACAATACTACCAAAGCTCCCGCTGTTAAGGCGTTGGCTGGTGCTTCCTATCGTATAGTTAAATATGTTTTGGTGTATCAGACTGTTGCTATTACTGTATGTTTAGTGTGGTTACCTTATGCTAAGAAACCTAGTTCTAAAAATTTTAATGCATCTGTTCTTTTCACAGTTCTATCATTCCTTATTTCGGGCCTTGGTTTACTTGAACTTTTTTTGCTTACTCAATGTTGGTTTTTGTATACTGAACTCCGTAATCCCCGTCACAAATTGTTTGTGGCAGCTTTTGTTGGGTTTTTGATTATTTTTCAATATATGGCAGATCCAGCTCAGGGTCAAATTACAAACAAACCGAAAAGAATTTACCATTACAATTGGCCAACATCATCAAAAGAAATTGAGTTTTCTCCTGTAAAATTTTCTAAACCTGTTGTTATTGAAACTCAGACAACTACTGTTTTTTCCCAGCCGGTAACTCCGGCCTCTACTACCTCTGAATTGGCTAATGTTCCCGTAAAACATTCCAGTTTTCCTTATTCAAAGAGACCTGATGGTACTTCATCGCTTTCTAGAAGCGACATGCCGCAAATTATTTTTGAACACAACCGACGTAAGAATTTGCGTCAACTTCCTACTGATCCGTAGTTTTAAGGGTTTTGTTTTTCCCTCTTTTAGTTAAGGTTTCTTAGTTTTATCCTTATCATTTATTATATTATTCTTAATGTTTTCATGTATTTGTTTTATTATGGGTTTTACTTATATGTGTTTAATATTCTTTTATTGTTATTTTAAT